AGACAGTCCTCGCCGAAATCTCCTGACCAGTCTCCGCTACTCGGCGGCGCACAGGGGAGGAAAAGCTAAGCCCAAAACCTTAGAATCGTAGGGTGGACATGTTGTGGTGTGGGGGAGTGACTGTATTGGTACTAAAGTGGGAAGAGCCAAAATTAAGCGGGAGGTATATGGATAGGGGGATAGAGCAAATTTAGGCTGCGGAAATCAACATCAACCAATTTCGCAAATAAATGCAAAAAATTAACAGATTTGCGATTTATTTGGTACTAAACACAACGGCATTTAGCCGTTTTTTTACGTCTGGCGTTTCAAAGCTTCAATCACCTGCATGGCGCCAGCTTCGGTGAGGCCGTGTATGGCCATCAATTCTTGTATCAGGCTTGTCCATTCAACGGGCAATGATCCGCCAAACTGTTTGCTGATGCGCACCGTTGCTTGGGTGGCTTCAGCTACACGCCTTAGTGCTGCGTCATATTCATGATTCAGATTTTGAGTAATCCGCAAAGGCGCATCGCCAAACACCTCTTTTGATACTTTCGCCAGATCAGACCTGGTGCGTGTTTTACTTTTGGCGAAAAACTCAGGGTTCGCTAATAGGTAGGACTGGATTAGCACCATCACGGAAGCGGGTGGCTGATATTCAGTCAGGACGCCACCAGGGCCTCCTCTTCCCTTCACTTCTCGCAATAACCAATCTTCTTTTTTCGCTCTCCGTATGCAACCACTCATAGTTTTAGGTAAGCCAGCCACAAGCTGCTCGCCGAGCAGCGAAAGTTCGGTCGCAGAGAACCAATTTTTAGCGTCAGCACTCATCACCAAAAGTTCTGACGTTTAGTTCTGACGCAAATATATAGTTCTGACGCATTTAACATATTGATAATAATAAAATATCCAAAATAGTTAAAAGATTAACGTTCTGACGCTTGACAAGTTATGACCGCAGGCAATAACATGCGCCATCGTCAACCACCAACCTGATAACTGACATGGCAAAAAAACCAACCCCGCAGGACTGGCATAAGGAAGATATCAAGGCCGCTGTCCGGAAATCTGGAACCACCCTCAGAGCATTGGCCCGTGCAAACGGTTACCGCTCGGTCGATGTGACCGCCCAAGCGCTACAACACCCGTACCCGAAGATGGAGCGGATCATCGCCGCCGCAATCGGCGTGAAGCCGGAAACCATTTGGCCTTCCAGATACAAGTTTAACGGTTCGGGCGGTAGACGCAACGTCAATTTAACGAATCCAGTCTGACATGAACGACCACCGCTCGCTCGATCTGTTTGCGCCGACCGGAGCCCGTCCGGGTTCGCTCGGCTGCCGCACCGAGATAGCGGCTACATTATCCGATGCCATGAAGCGTGCTGCAGAGCGCGGTATCGACCGCGAGGAGATCGCCGCTCGCATGTCCGCTTACCTGGGCGAAAAGATCAGTGTCGCCACGCTGAACGGATATTCCTCCCAATCGCATACCTCACAGGCTGCCGAGCGCGGTGAACCGGCACGCGACATCAACATGATGCGTGCAATGGCCTTTGATGCGGCCATTGAAGAGGATGTACTACTGGAACTCTTCGCCGACAAACTCGGTGGACGCGTCATCGTTAGCCAGAAGGATGCCGCGCTGCTGGAATGGGCCAGATTACACCAGGAAGAAAAGGCTCTTGCAGAGAAAAAACGGGCACTAGAGGTGGTGATGAAACTGAAAGGGGGTAGGAAATGAACCGCTTTAACCAAGCTTCCATGCAAGCCCAACACGATAAGGTGTTCAGTGTAGCCGCAGCGATTCCGGTGCACTGCTATCAGGCAATTCGAAGCCAGCTCGATCTGCTGCTGGAAACGGGAGCTCTGCTGCCGATGTGCGCTGATTTGCGGAATACCCTGGAGGAATCGGCATGAAAACCCACTATTCCGCCGCCGAGCTGGCCGCGATGAAGCTGCCAGGATTACCGACCAGTGAGCGGAGAATAAATGATCGCGCCCGCAAGGAAGGTTGGACATCGCGCCAGGTTCCTGGCAAGGGCGGCAAAGGTGGGATGCGCACCGAATATGCTGTTTCCAGCCTGTCACCAGAAGTGCGCAACGCCATTCTTATGCAATGTTTTGACAAGGAGCAACACCATGAAATTACCGCCAATACTGGAAGCGTCGATACGAGCCGAAGCAACGGGGCAGCGCTTGACGGAAGAAAACTCAATGTCGATCACGGCGTTGGCGATGTTGGCGTTCGGGGTATGGATGCCACTACCACCAGACAAAGATCCAAGAAAAAAAATAGTAATGGAGGCTTACTCCGAACTGGTGGCGCTGGGGGTAGCGACGATGAACGCGGAGAAACACGTGTTGATGCCGACAGGATTCACGGTGGAGCTGGCGGCGTCGTTGTTGTCGATGGAATGGATGCAACACATTGCCGACCATATAACAGATCTCATCTCAACAATGCGCAACTAGACTGCGAAAAGGCGCGAGCGAACATCATCATAGCTATTCGTGATTTTGACGGCTCATTAGAGCAGGCGATTAAATACCTCAACGCCGAGCGTGCCGTCGGGCGGCTGAGTGAAGCTTTAGTCTGGTCTTTTGCGCGCGCATGGGACAAGCCGCGCGCAACCAGCCAACTCAATAGAACAACCTATCATAACTGGTTACGGAACAAGAAAACGCGTGGCAGCTACGCGCCGATTAAATGCGGCAAGGATTACACGATCACCCCAGAGGTGTTGCTGGCGCTCAAGCATTACCAGGCACCACAAAAGCCCAGTTTGCGCGCAGCGGTGGAGCGCGCTGCAGCCGAGCTGAATATTACCGAGCTGCGCGAGATTGACGCCTATTACCATCGAGTCAACCGCTTTAAGGACAAGGTGGCCACGCCAGATTTGCAGTATGGCCGCATGGGCGCACATGAGTTGCGCACCCTCAAGCCATTTATCCGGCGCGACACCAGCCAGCTTTACCCTGGGGATGTTTACACCGCCGACGGGCACAAGTTCGATGCGGAAATCGCCAACCCACGCACCGGCAAGCCGTTCCGCCCGGAGATTACCTCTATTCTGGATGTGGCCACACGCAAGCTGGTTGGCTGGAGCATCGATCTGGCCGAATCCGGGTTTGCGGTTCTGTACGCGCTCACGCACGCGATCAGCAGCCACGCGATACCGCTGATTTTTTACGTGGACAACGGCTCGGGCTACAACAACGCGCTGATCTCCGGCGAAGGCACGGGAATGCTGGGGTTGTTGAACATACGCCAGGAAAACTCGCTGCCCTACAACTCGCAAGCCAAGGGGTTGATAGAGCGCAGCCACCAAACGCTGTGGGTTAAAGCCGCCAAAAAGCTGCCCACCTATATCGGCGCGGATATGGACAAAGAGGCCAAACAGAAGGTTTTCAAAATCACCCGCAAACACATCAAAGAGGCTGGCAAAAGCCACTTGCTGATGGAAATTGACAAGTTCAGGGAGTTCATCAAAGCAGAAGGCGCGGCCTACAACGACCGCCCGCAACGCGGGTTGCCGCGCTTCCGTCACCCAGAGCACGGCAACTGGGTGCATCACAGCCCAAATAGTTACTGGGCGCTGCTGGAATCACAAGGGAAGCTGGCAGAGCGCGCCAATGAAGATGAGCTGCTCCACCTGATGCGACCACAAGAGAAAGTGTCCATCCGCAACGGCGAAATTCGCCTGTTCAACAACTTGTATTTCAGCGCAGAGCTTGACGCGTTCCACGGCGAGGATGCCAGGGCAGGCTATGAAATCCACGATGCCAGCCGAATCTGGGTTTATGCGATGGATGGCCGGTTTATTTGCACCGCCGAATGGGACGCCAACAAGCGCGCGTACTTCCCGCAAAGCATCATCGACCAACAGCTTGAGAAGCGCGCCAAAGGCCGCATGAAGCGGGCGCAGCTCAAGGTAGATGAGGCGTTTGAAGAACTCCATCCATTGCAGGTTATCGAGCATCAACCGGCGGTAGTGCTGCCGGTGGTTATACCGGATCAGGTTGCCAGCGTTGGCAAAGTGATCGAGGAACAACCGGCGAACGTGGTGGCGCTGCCGGTCAGCCGCCCGACATTCACCACCGACGCAGCCAAGTACCGCTGGCTAAAGACCAACGCCAGCCAGCTCAACGCGCAGGACAACACCTGGCTGGACTGGTACTGCGACACCGATGAGTTCGACGATTTGTTTGGAGGAAGTGAAGAAGTGGCCGCCCGGTAGTTGACGCTGCCGAGCGGCCTTGTGAAACGTAGCACCGTGTAAGTAACTACTAAAGGGAGTTTAAACGTGAAAAAAGTATTCGTCAAAGGGATCACCAATTACGAGCTGTTCCGCACCGGCATCACCACCGTTGAAACACGCGGCGCCAGCGAGGCCAGCATGATGCTCGTCACCGCACCGGCGGGCTACGGCAAGAGCCAGACAGTAGACCAGTGGGCCGTGGCAAACGGCGCCGCTTACCTGCGCGCCAAAGTGGAATGGACGCCGCGCTACTTTATGACCGAGCTGGCCGAGACGCTGAAACTCGACTCCAGAGGCCGCGCCAAGGACATCTTCGGGCGTATTGCCGGGGTGCTGGGCGGGCAGCAGATCCCGCTGGTGGTTGACGAGGTGGAACACTGCCTGCGCCACGGCGCCGAAGTACTTGAAGCCATCCGCGACCTGTCCGACCTCACCGAGGTGATCGTGATCCTGGTCGGCATGGACCAGGTGCAAGCCAAGATCGCACGCCACGCCCAGATCAGCAGCCGCATCGCCAAGGTCGTCGAGTTCGGCCCCGCCTCACCTGAAGACGTAATGGAGTTCTGCAAGCAGCTCAGCGAAGTGGATATCGCTCCGGATCTGGTCGCCGAGATCCACAAGCAATCCGGCGGGCGCGTTCGCGAAGTAATGAACGCCATCGCCACCGTCGAGCAAACCGCGCGCCGCAACGGCAACACAACCGCCAGCCTGCAGGACATGGCCGGACAAGTGCTCACCCACGACTGGCAGGCACGCAGGCCGAGGATGGTGTCGATGAAGGGGGGGCGCTGATATGTCACTCCTATCCAAATTGATCAAACCAAAAAAATGCCGGTTTTTTCACCGCTTTAACGAATGGGTCGCCATCCATAACCCGCACCACTACACCACATCCACGATGTACAAGTGCGGCGTGCGCCCCACCAAGATGCGTATCTGCGAATGCGGCAAGCAGCAGCAACTTCACCTGGAGAAATGGTAATGGCCTGGATAGCAGAACAACTGTTAACGGCTATCCGCGATTCCGATATGCGCGAGTGCATAACCGAAGATCGCCTGCTTGAACTCACCGGCCTCACCAAGCGACAAGTGCAGGAATCTTGCCGCCTACTGCGCGCAAGCGGTCTGCTTGAGAAGACCGCCCAAGGCTGCCACACCATCACCGAGGCAGGCAGCGTGGCGCTGGAATCGGGTGCAAAATTTCGCTCCGGCCCCAAGGGTAAGCTGAACGGTAAGCGCGTCTACAAAGACACCATCCGCCTCCGCGTCTGGCGTGCCGTCCGCATCCGTCGCAAGTTTACCGCGCACGAGATCATTACCCTGGTGGCCGACGAAACGCGCGGCGACATGACAGGAAATGTGCAGAAATACCTGCGTGCGCTTGTCCTGGCTGGCTACTTGATCGAGCTGCCCAAGCGTGAGGCCACCGCGCGCAGTAGCTACGGCTACAAACGTTACTGGCTCTCAGACGACAAGGACACAGGCCTGGAAGCGCCCGTATTCAGCGAACGTAATAGCACTGTCTACGACCCCAACACCAAAGAGACGCACGACATCAGTGCCCATAAAGATGAAGAGGCCTCGTCATGAAAGACTGGCTGACCTTACTCACCGAAGCCGTGGCAGCCACCAACATCACAGCTGTCGCCGTCAAGCTGGACGTATCGCGCACCACGATCTCGCTGGTATTAGCAAACAAGTATCCCGCCAGGACAGACAAGATCGAAGAGCGCGTGCTGGACACCTACGCCCGCCACACCTGCACCCACACCGGCGTTGAGATCACCCACGCCGAATGCCGCCGCACGTCTGCCAGCGATGTGCCCACCAGCAGCCCGCAAGCCATGCGCCAGTGGCGCGCCTGCAAGGGCTGCGAATACCAAGGGAGGTAACCATGACTGATCACTCACAACGCATCAATGTCAAGCGCACGCGCACCGTGCTATTGAGCAACCTGTTTACCTATGCCGCCATCCTATTTTGGATCGGCGCAGCCATGTGGGTCATCGGCTTCCTGGTGGGGGTGCAACCATGATCGCCGCCAGCCCAACCCTTCGCATGAACCACGTAGACCGCCTGCAGCTCGCCCACACCGCCGCCGCCTGCGCCAAATGGCTCAAGGCTTGCGACATCGAGGTGCTCGCGATCAACAACGGCCACGCCACGCCCGTCATCACCGTGCGTCATACCAACGAGTGCGACAAATTCGATGGCATTGTGAAATGTTTTGAGCACAACCATATTCAGGGCAGAAAAAAACGCTACGCCTTCGTCATCCGCTACGGCTGCGAGATACGGTGGGATGTGCAGGAAGGGGGGGCGGCATGAACCCCACACAGATCACAGCGTATCGATGCGACATGTGCGACGAGCTGCACTCAAGCCGATTGGATGCTGAAGATTGCTGCCCGCCTGACGTAACAAGGGTAGCGGCATGGTCATGCGGAAGCTGCGGTTGCACCTACGACGATCAGGATCATGCACGGGAATGCTGCTGGGATGGTGAGACCGAGTTGGAGCCATACATCCCCACACCCGCAGAGCTGGAGGCCGCAGGCCAGCAGAGGTTGGCGATATGAAAAAAGGTATTCGACGAACTCAGGATGGCAACCCCAACCCGGGCGGCATGGAGCTGCTCATCACCCGCCTGCCCACGCTGGTCGATATCGACAAGATGGGCCTCAAGGAATTGCGCGAACAGTACAAGCGGCTCGAAGGCGAGGCAATCGACCAATCGCAAAAGCTCTCGGACGTATGCGCCAAGCTGCACGAGATGAACGTGATCGCGCACAACATCTCATCGCTGATCTTCGCGCTGTGCGATTCCTATGAAGCCGGAGATCAGGCCGCGATCCTGCTGCAGGTCAAAAACCTCTCCGATCAACGCAAGGCACCCAAGCGGAAGGTGCATTGATGAAGCCCGCAGCCCTTATGGTCTTCACTGTCAGCTACAACGGCATCCGCATCAGGGTGCGCGTGCTGCCGACAGTGCGCGACGTGCATCGGGAATATACCAATTCGCCACTGGTGACACACCAGCGCATCGGCAAAGATAAAGTCGTTAACGGTTTCACCGCGCCGACCGACAGCCCGTCAGCAAAACATACGGCAACCGTGGTACTCGCCGCCAGTGGCCGACTTGAAGAGGATATCCCGCATGAAGTTGCCCACGTCGTCATACACAAACGCATTTGCGTGCATCGTGACGACGACGAAGCGGCGGCCACCGCCATCGGCATCCTGTCCGCACGCATCAGCCGCAAGATCGTGCGCGCGGGGATTGCAACATGAAAGCCGCTACAGACCATGATCCTGAACGCAGCCTGGCAAGAAGCCTTCGAGGAGCGCGCGGCCATTATGGAATACGACGGCAAGCTGCCGCGCAAAGAAGCGGAAGCAAAGGCACGCAAAGCACTATCCACACCGCTGCCCCCTATCGAAAAACAAAGCAAGCAGTACACCGCATTCCGCGAGTTTTGGCACACCACCAGGAGATAACGATGACAACATCCAATCAGCTTTTATCCATGCTCTCGCACCACATCGGCAAGGGCAACGGCATCGGCGTCAAGCAGCTTGCGCAGCAGCTCGGCATTAAAGAGCGGCATGCACGCTCACTCATCAGCGAGCTGCGCGACGATGGCCACGCGATCTGCGGCACGCCAAAGGATGGTTACTACATCGCAGCCACGCCGGAAGAATTACAACACACCTGCGAATTTCTGCGCAGCCGTGCCATGCACAGCCTGTCGCTGGAATCGAAGCTGCGCAAGATCCCGATGGCTGACTTGCTCGGGCAGTTACACGTACCTACTTAACCCGTAAGGGCGATTCATGAATCGCCCCTACACATTATGAAAGGAAGCAACATGGCAACCATGCAAGAAATCGAAACCAAAGCCAAAGCACACGCCACAGCGCGCGCCGAGCTGACACATATCATGACGCTGCTCAACCTGGAGATAGAGGCTGTCAAGAAGCGGCGCATGGACAAGCTGAGGAAGGTGATGATCAGCGCCACCGAGACCGGCGACGCGCTGCTGGAGCTGGTGGCCGAATCGAAGCTGCTCTTCACCAAGCCCAAAAGCGCGGTGCTGCACGGCATCAAGCTCGGCTTCAAAAAGTTACCCGGCAAGATCACCATCGCCGATGAAGAGCAAACCATCAAGCTGATCCGCAAGCATCTGCCCGAGCTGGAGGACCTGCTGATCGCCACCGTCGAGAAGCCCTCCAAGGATGGCATCAACAAGCTGGAAGTGGCGCAGCTCAAAAAGATCGGCGCAACCGTCACCAGCGACAGCGACGTGGCATTCATCACCGACCCTTCCAGCGAGATCGACAAGATCGTCAATGCGCTGCTCAAGGGCGCTGAAGAAGCGGAGGCAGCATGAATAACGGAGAATTTGATAACGCAGATGACTGGTATGAAGCCTTGCGGATGGTTGCCGGTGCGCACATGTGTACTGGACTTGTAAGAGATCGTGAGGCGTGGACATCAAATTGGAAAAACGAAAAGCCAGAGGACGCTTTCTATAACGAATATCCGGAGTATAGAAATGAGTGATCCCATGAAATTCGTCGTACAAGAGCTGCGCCCGGAGCTGCTGGCCTTCGCGCTGCTGATGGAGCAACGCCTGCGCGACAAGGATGAATACAAAGGGCAGCGCGGCTGGCAGGACAAGATGCCCGTCGACCTCACCGTCAACGTCACCAGCGCCGCCCGCCGTATCGAACAAGCGCTATTTCCCTACA